GAAGCAGTTAAATCTTCTACACCTGCACCTTGCCGTAAGATGATTAAGGATGGATTGAAACTTATGATGAACGGAACGGAGGAAGATGTGATTAACTTCATCGATCAGTGTCGTGAAGAGTTTAAGAGACTTCCACCAGAGCAGATTGCATTTCCAAGAACAGCATCTGATGTTCGCAAGTATGCTGCATCTTCGACAATCTACGCTCATAAAACTCCCATTCATATACGTGGGGCACTGTTGTTTAATCATTACATAAAGGAAAAGAAACTAACAAATAAGTATTCTCTAATTGGTAATGGTGAAAAAATCAAGTTTGTATATTTAAAGAAACCGAATATTATTCAGGAGAATATCATTTCCTTTATTCAAGATTTTCCAAAGGAACTTGGCCTTGACAAATACATTGATTATGAACTACAATTTGAGAAGAGCTTTGTAGAACCACTCAAATCTATTCTCGACTCGATTGGGTGGAACGTAGAAAAAACAACAAGTCTTGATTCATTTTTTATCTGATGAACTTACCAATTACTGAACGTGAATCTGCAAAAATCCGCAGTCAAATCAATAATATTATAAATCTGAAAAATGACTGAGGACAGAACACCAAAACAAATCGGAAATGATATTATCCTTTGTGATGATGGGACATTGTGGAGATGGAACACTAATTTAGGATTTTGTGAATATACTTCTGGATGGGAGAAATTGCCTCCAATTCCATCTGATAAGTACTATGAAGTTCTTCAACAAGAACGAATGGAGGCAGATAAAAAGTGGATAGAAAAACAAACTGAAAGAGGATTTACGAAAATTTATGACTGATTCCAAATTAAATTTTTTGAGCGATTTGCAAGAAATTGTGAAAGAGGTCGGTGGAGAATACACCAAACTCGCTTCCGATATTGATGAGACGGAGACTTATGTTGATACGGGTTCATACATTTTTAATGCACTGGTTTCAGGCAGCATATTTGGTGGTGTATCTGGGAATAAGATTACTGCTATTGCTGGAGAGTCTTCTACTGGAAAAACTTTTTTCTCTCTCGCCGTTGTTAAGAACTTTCTTGATACTCATCCCGATGGTTACTGTCTCTACTTTGACACTGAGGCTGCTATCACTAAATCTCTTTTAGAATCTAGGGGAGTTGATATTAGTCGCACAGTTGTTATTAATGTTGTAACTGTAGAAGAGTTTCGTAGTAAAGCACTAAAAGCAGTAGATTTGTATATGAAGAAACCTGAGGGAGAACGCAAACCTTGTATGTTTGTGTTAGACTCTTTGGGTATGCTTTCAACCAATAAAGAAATTGGAGATGCTCTTGCAGAAAAAGATTCGAGAGATATGACAAAAGCACAATTGATTAAAGGTGCTTTCCGAATGCTAACTCTTAAATTGGGTCAAGCAAATATTCCTATGATAGTAACTAATCATACTTATGAAAGTATGAGTCTTTATGGTGGTAAGCAGATGAGTGGGGGAAGTGGGTTGCAGTATGCGTCTTCAACAATCATTTATCTTTCTAAGTCAAAAGAAAAAGATGGGACTGGAGTGATTGGAAACATTATTCGTGCTAAAACACAAAAATCACGATTAAGTAAAGAAAATCAAGAAGTTCAAATTCGTTTATTTTATGATCAGCGAGGTCTTGATCGTTATTATGGATTGCTTGAACTTGGTGAAGATGCAGGAATGTGGAAGAACGTTGCTGGGCGATATGAAATGGATGGTAAGAAAATTTACGCAAAAGAGATTTTAAAAAATCCCGATCAGTATTTTACCGAAGAAGTAATGCAGCAACTTGATGCTGCCGCAAAACAACAATTCTCTTATGGAACGAATTGAGACAACCATTCTCAGAAACCTAGTATTTAATGAAGACTATTCCCGTAAGGTCATACCTTTTATACAACCAGATTATTTTGAGCAAAAGTCCGAGAAGGTCATTTTTGAGGAGATTGTTCAATTTATTGTTAAGTATGGTTCAGCAATCACCATCGAAGCACTGAACATTGAAGTAGAGAATCGCACTGATTTAACAGAAGATCAAATCAAAGAAATTAGGGAGATTAATCACTCTCTCAATGATTCTGTTGTTGATAAGCAATGGTTACTTGATACGACTGAAAAGTGGTGCCGTGACCGTGCAATTTATCTTGCACTGATGGAATCCATTCATATTGCCGATGGAAATAACAAAGATAAGAACCGTGATGCAATTCCGAGTATTCTTTCTGATGCACTGGCGGTAAGTTTCGATAATAATATTGGACATGACTATCTTCAGAACTATGAGGAGCGATATGAGTTTTATCATCGTAAAGAAGATAAGATCGAATTTGATTTGGAATATTTCAACAAAATCACAAAGGGTGGTCTCCCTAATAAGACTCTCAATATCGCTCTCGCTGGGACAGGCGTTGGGAAATCGCTATTCATGTGTCATCTGGCTAGTTCCGTCTTATTGCAAGGCAGGTCCGTTCTCTATATCACTCTTGAAATGGCGGAAGAGCGAATTGCAGAAAGAATTGATGCAAACCTTCTCAATGTCCCGATTCAACAACTGGTTGATCTCCCACGCCAGATGTTTGAAAACAAAGTTACAAACATCTCAAAGAAGACACAAGGAACCCTTATAATTAAAGAATACCCGACTGCCTCTGCCCATAGTGGACACTTTAAGGCATTGCTTAATGAGTTGGCACTTAAGAAATCATTTAGACCTGATATTATTTTCATTGATTACCTTAATATATGTGCTTCCAGCAGGTATAAGTCAAACCTTTCTGTCAATTCATATTCATATATCAAAGCAATTGCTGAAGAACTTAGGGGGCTCGCCGTCGAGTTTAATGTCCCAATTGTTAGTGCAACACAAACTACTAGGTCAGGTTTTGGGTCTTCTGATCCTGAACTTACTGATACTTCTGAGTCCTTTGGTCTTCCTGCTACTGCTGATCTTATGTTTGCCCTTATTAGCACAGAAGAGTTGGAGGGACTAGGACAGATACTCGTTAAACAACTTAAAAACAGGTATAATGATCCTACGATCTATAAGCGTTTCATTGTAGGCATTGACCGTGCCAAGATGCGTCTTTATGATTGTGAGCAAACTGCCCAGAAGGATATACTTGACAGCGGGCAGGATGATGAGTATAATGATGAAGACAAGAAACCTAAAAAGTCGTTTGAAGGATTTAAATTTTAATGGAAACCGCTAGACACGTTAATTTTGATAAGTATGCCGAGTTTGTAGATGCCGTGACTTCTGATGCATCTAAAGATTTTCTTGCACTTTCTGATCGTCTTGTCGCACTGGATGAGAAAGGTGCTAATATTGAACGATTGTTGACTGGTGCAGTAGGTGCCGCTGCGGAAAGTGGGGAATTACTTGAAGTTGTAAAAAAACTTATTTTTCAGGGAAAAAGTTGGAATGAAGAAACAAAATTTCATATTCAACGAGAACTAGGAGACCTAATGTGGTATGTTGCCCAAATTTGTATTGCTCTTGATACTCCTCTTGATGAAATTATTAAAATGAATGTTGAAAAACTTTTGAAGAGATATCCAGAAGGATATTTTGATGCTTTTTATTCTGAAAATAGAGAAAAGGGTGATATTTGATACGATAGGGTAGAAATACCCTTTTTTTTGTAATTTCTAAATACTATAAATAATAGTAGAAATACTAAACAAATGAAGTATATAATCTACGCATATATTAATGAAGAAGGTAAATTTTACTATATTGGTAGGGGAAGACCTGGAAGAGAAAGAGAAAATCATAAAAAACTAAAAGTTCCACCAAAAGATAGAATATTAATATTACATAAAAATTTATCTTTAACTGAAAGTGTTGAATATGAGAAAGGACTTATTCAATTTTATGGTAGAAAATGTGATGGTGGAATTTTAGAAAATAAAAGTATTGGGGGACACAGGGGAGCATTAGGAGTTACTTCTTGGAATAAAGGTCTTAAATGTGACTATGTTTCTGAAAATAATAAGAAAAGGAGAGGAGAATTGCATCCTTTATATGGTAAATCAAGGAGTGAAGAAACTAAACAAAAAATTTCTAAAAAAAATCTTGGTAAAAGAATGACCCAAGAACAAATTGAAAAATTAAAAAATAAATTGATTGGTAAATTAAAAACCGATAGTCATAAAAAAAATATAAGCAAAGGTAAAAAAGGTAAAAAACAAACTGAACAACACAGAAAAAATAATTCTATAAGTAAATGTAAATATTTGTATGGTCTAATTTCTCCAGAGAGAACTATAGTTGAAATACAAAATTTGAGGCAGTTTAGTTTAGAAAACAATTTACCATATTCAAGCATTCATAAACTTTCCTCCGGAGTTTATGATGAATATCGTGGATGGAAACTTCTTTACAAAAAGAATAAAGTGTGATAGTATTATAAAAAATTAATGACTGATGACTAAAGAAAAGAAAGTAACACTCAAGATGGATGTGCGAACTGCTGCTGCAGTACGTCAAGTTTTATTTGAGGCACAGCGTGGTTATAGTTATGAGCACGTTCCAGAGCGTGTTTCAGATATTCGCACCGTTATTCGTGATATTGACGCAGATCTTGGTGCTGTGTTAGGCGTCTGACCCGTAAGGGTTTTCTGGGGAATTAGCTCATTTGGTAGAGCACTGCCTTTGCACGGCAGGGGTGAGGGGTTCGAGTCCCCTATTCTCCATTGCTCAAGTGGCGGAATTGGTAGAC